CAATTAATTGATGCCGGAACATTAGCTAACTTACCTGCTGGGTTTAAAACTAGAGGTATTCGCATTAGAGATGCGGATGAACCGTTATCCCCTGGTGAATTTAGAGATATTGACGTTCCTGGCGGAGCATTAAAAGAAAGCATTATGGCGTTGCCGTACAAAGAGCCTAGCCAAACTTTATCAACGCTACTTGGTTTTGTTGTAGATGCTGGCAGACGATTTGCCGCTATTACTGACATACAAGTGGGCGATGGCAATCAACAAGCAGCGCCAGGTACTACAGTAGCGCTCTTGGAAAGAGGCTCTAAGGTAATGTCTGCGATACACAAGCGTTTACATTATGCACAAAGAAAAGAATTTAGGATGCTGGCAAAAATCTTTGCCGAATCTTTGCCTCCGGTGTATCCGTACAATGTGGTTGGTGCAGAGACATCGATTAAGCAACAAGATTTTGATGATCGAGTAGATGTATTGCCTGTATCTGACCCAAATATATTTTCTATGTCGCAACGGATGGCTTTAGCTCAAACTCAGTTGCAGTTAGCGCAAAGCAACCCAGAGATGCACAATTTGTACGAGGCTTATCATAGAATGTATGAGTCTATTGGGGTACAGAATATAGAGGCTATTTTACCGCCTCCAAAACAGCCTGTACCAACAGATCCTGCTATAGAAAACGCAAAAGCTTTAATACAAGAGACTTTACAGGCGTTTCCAGAGCAAGATCACGATGCCCACATACAGTCGCATTTGCTTTTCATAAAAAGCCCAGTGGTTTCTACTACACCTCCTGTGTTTGCGTTGTTACTGGCTCATATTTGTGAGCATGTTGCGTTTAAAGCAAGGGCAACAGCAAATAGTGAGATGCAACAGATTATGGAGCAAGCCATGCAACAAGGACAACAATCCCCGCAAATACCACCAGAGGATGTTGAAAAGAGAGTTGCTCAGTTAATTGTTGGGTTTACTAATGAGGTTGTTATGGAGCTAAGTCCACCAGCAGAGGGTCAAGAAGATCCATTAGTTGGGCTAAGGTCTAAAGAAATAGACATAAAAGCGGCTGATGTTCAGAGAAAAGCAGATGAATTTGCTGCCAAGCATCAGCTTGATGTTCAAACAGAAGCTCAAAAACAACAACTGGCTAGAGAAAAAATAGATTCTCAAGAAGACATAGCGTTGCTTCGAGCAGAAGTTAACAGAGAACGTATTGATAGAGTTGGCGGAGCTGGTAGAGGTGAATAATGGCGATTAGTAGAGGAAACATTAGCAAGCAATTAACCGGGCAAATGGCTAAACAAACAGGAATGACCAAACCCGAAGCAGAATACTTGCTTAAAAAGGGTAAAGAGTTAAACGACATGGAAGGGTTTGAAGAAGGTGGATCTGTCCATGAAATTAAAGCCTATAATTTTAAAGGAGTATTTTAGATGGCCAGGTATAACTTTAGAAACGCGACAGACAAAGAGTTAGCCGCAGCACTTAATAGCCCTAATCAAGATAAAAATGATGCGGCTTTGAAAGAGCAAATGAGAAGGTTTGACGCAGGAGAAGTTCCGACTAGTGCAAACACTATGGATAAACTCGCTACTCAAGATCCGGGTCCAAAAGAACCTATTAAAAGGAGCGCTGGCGGTACTGCTGAAAAAGATACTTATGATAAAAGTAGCTTTGTAAACGTATTTAGAGAAGAAGGTAAAAAGCTTGGTTCAAAATTAATGACGCCTAGAGAAACTTTAGTAGAGTTAGTTTTAGGTAAACTAGATAATCCAAAAGATTCTAAATCAGTTTCCAAAGAAGATAAGAAGAAAGTAAAAAAAGTTATAAAGCGCAAAAGTGGCGGTTCGGCTAGAGGAACACGAGGTCAAACGTCTGGCAAAAATTTTAGCGGTATTTATTGATTAATAATTCAATATGCCATATTCTTTGATTCATGGCAGATCCTACAACTTTTGCGTATTTAGTGTTAAAAAGAGTACAGGAACGTATTACTTTAACACAAGAAGCTATCATTCATGGTACGGCTAAAGAATATGCGATTTATAGAGAGTTAGTAGGTGAGCTTAGGGGGCTTCAATATGCCGAACAAGAAATCAAAGACGCTCTTAGTTCATCGGAGGAAGAATGACTAAAACGCTTTATGTACCAGACCATGTTGCTGCTGAAGAAAATGAAAAGCGGCAAGCAACAGTGGCTTCTGCTTATGTTGAGAAAGAAGAAAAAGTATTAGATCCTACCAGGCTAGATCTTTCGTTAAACGAAAGACTGCCACAGCCAACCGGCTGGAGAATACTGGTTATGCCTTATTCTGGTAGAAAAACATCTGACGGCGGAATACATATACCCGATTCCGTTAGAGATAGAGAAGCATTGGCAACAGTTGTTGCTTATGTTTTAAAAGTTGGACCATTGGCTTATGCAGATCCAAATAAATTTGGAGAAGGCTCAAGTCCTTGGTGCGAAGAAGGTCAATGGGTTTGTATTGGCCGTTATGCCGGAGCTCGATTTAAAATAGATGGCGGAGAAGTTCGTATTATTAATGATGACGAAGTTATTGCTACTATTGTTGAGCCCGATGATATTAAACATGTCTAGAAAGAAGAAAGTCATTATAGGAAGACTGCGACATGCCAGAGGAACAAAAAATAGAAATAGGTGATTCGGAAGAATCTGAAGTAGCTGTTACATTAGAAGAAGTTGAGGAAAAAGAAATTCCTGAAGCTCCTGTTGTAGAAGCTTCAAAACCTGAAGAAGAAACTAACTCTGAAGAGTTAGAAGATTACAGCGATGGCGTAAAAAAACGCATTGCTAAGTTAACAAAAAAGTATCGAGAAGAAGAACGTCAAAAGCAAGCTTCTATTGAATTTGCTGAAAATGTTCGTAAAGAGAACGAAGATTTAAAAGCTCGTTTAAATAGCTTAGACGCAGGTTTTGTAAAAGAAGCGGATACTCGAATATCTTCTCAGATAGATACAGCGAAAAGAATTCTTAAAGACGCGCATGAATCAAATGACTTTGATAAAATTGTAGAGGCTCAAGAAGTTTTAGCCTCCTTAGCCGTTGAAAAGGATAAGGTTTCTAACGCTCAACGACAAAGAGAAAGTCAGGCAGAAGAAGTTGAAAACAAGCTTCCAGAGCCTAATGAAATAAAACAGCAAGCCGCTCCACAACAGCAAGCCGCTCCACAACCAGATTTAAAAGCTCAAGAATGGGCGAGTAATAACTCTTGGTTTGGAGAGGATGAAGTTATGACTCAAGCCGCTTTTGCTATTCATCGTATGTTGGTCGAAGACGAAGGATTTGACGCGCAGACTGATGAGTATTATAGTGAAATTGATAAGAGACTTATAAACGAGTTTCCACAGAAACTAGGTTCTAAGACTCAAACAACCGGGGGAAGCCGCAAAGTTGCGTCAGCCGAAGCTTCCGCATCCCGCAACAAGGGTGGACGCAAAACTGTGAAATTAACACCTTCGCAAGTCGCAATCGCCAAGAGGTTAAATGTACCTCTTGAAGAATATGCTAAATACGTGTGAGGAATAAAGTTATGAGTGAAACAGAAAACACAACTGTCAAAAAGTCTGCCCGGACGCCTAGAGCCAATCAAACACGCGCAGGGCAAGCGCGCCGACAACCGTGGAGGCCACCATCTGTATTAGATGCACCCCCCGCACCAGAAGGATTCAAACACAGATGGATTAGATCTGAAGTTATGGGTTTTGATGATCGTAAGAACATATCTGCCAGGCTAAGAGAGGGCTGGGAGTTAGTTCGAGGTGATGAATACCCTGATTTTGACATACCAACTGTTGAAGACGGCAAACATGCCGGAGTCATAGGTGTAGGAGGATTACTTCTGGCAAGAGTCCCGGTTGAAGTCGTGCAGGAACGTAACGACTACTTTCGCGGTGTAACGCGCGATCAAATGTCGGCTGTTGACAACGACTTAGCTCGTGAACAGCACCCAGCGATGCCTATCAGTAACCCTGACAGGCAATCTCGTGTAACTTTTGGCGGTCCTCAAAGCGAGGACTAGGAGAAAAAAATGGCTAATATTAATGGAAGTTTTGGTCTACGCCCTTTAAGTAAATTGGGCGGAGGGTCAAATTCCACTGGTCTTACAGGCTATACTCCTTATGAAATTGCTAGTAACAACTCTGATTCAATATACCACGGACAATTGGTTATTCCTCTTGCTTCTGGGTACATTGACCACACAGCTAACGCTGCTGGTGGAACAGTAAGTCATCTAGGCGTTTTCCAAGGATGTCAATATGTCTCAAGCACCACTGGAAAAACAGTTTGGAGCAACTACTGGCCCGGTTCTGGGGCAGATAGTAATCATCCAGTTCAAGCATTTATAAATGACGACCCTAGTCAGCTATATGTGATTGCAACGGATGCTTCATGGACTAGTAAGGCAACTGCTCGCGCAAGTGTCTTTTTAAACGCAAACTTATCTACAGGTATAACAGGAACTGATGCTACAGGTCTTTCATTAGGACGTTTGGCTATCAGCACTCTTGCTACAACCAACAGCCTAGCACTTCGTGTTATGGGCTGGTTAGATGATGTTGAAAATGCTGATTTCGCTTCTGCTGGAATCGGTGCAATCGTTCGGTTGAATAACTCTTTCAATGCGCCTACGGGCTCCATTGCTTCGGGTACACCTTCAACCACTGGCGTATAGGAGTATATGAGAAATGGCTATAAGTAGAGCACAACTAGCTAAAGAGCTAGAGCCTGGACTCAATGCCTTATTCGGTATGGAGTACGCCAGGTATGATCAAGAAGACAAAGAGATCTATGACACTGAATCTTCAGAACGAGCTTTTGAAGAAGAAGTAATGCTGGCAGGATTTGGTTCTGCGCCAGTTAAGTCAGAAGGTTCTGCTGTGTCTTTTGACGACGCGCAAGAAGCGTATACCGCACGGTATACACATGAGACTATCGCTCTTGCTTTTTCAATAACTGAAGAAGCGATTGAAGATAATCTTTATGATCGTCTTGCATCACGTTATACAAAAGCGTTGGCGCGCAGTATGGCTCACACTAAACAGGTGAAAGCTGCTGCAACCTTAAATAATGCTTTTGATAGCACTTTTGCAGGAGGCGACGGCAAAGAGCTGTGTGCTACTGATCACCCTTTGGTGACAGGTAACACGCTTCGCAACGAGCCAAGCACTGCTGCTGACCTAAACGAAACAAGCTTAGAAAACGCACTTATCGACATTGCAGGATTTGTTGATGAGAGAGGTTTGAAAGTATCTGTTCGTGGATTAAAGTTGATTGTCCCATCTGCATTGCAGTTTGTTGCGGATCGTCTTCTTGAGTCTACACTTCGTCCGGGTACAGCGGATAATGACGTAAATGCTACTCGAAACATGGGTATGCTACCGCAAGGGTACGTTGTTAACCATTATTTGACAGACACTGATGCGTTTTTCATTAAAACAGATGCTCCTAGAGGATTTGTTCATTTTGAGCGTATGGGAATGTCTACCAAGATGGAAGGTGACTTCGACACAGGTAATGTTAGATTTAAGGCTCGTGAGCGTTACAGCTACGGGTACTCAGATCCACGTTGCATATACGGTTCTCCAGGAGCCGCGTAATACTTTTAAAGTATATGAAAGGGGGCATTGCGCCCCCTTTCTTTTTTGTGTACCCTCAATATAACTAGGATTTTTATAAGCTATAATTGACTGCCCTAGCAGACACTTATTATGACGTTATAGCGAAACCTTTAATAAGGAGGTCGGCCAAATGGCTAACACAACTTTTAACGGACCAGTTCGTTCAGAAAATGGTTTTAAAGTAATTTCAAA